TCCAAAAGAAGCATGGACTACTAGCAGACGGAATCGTTGGCCCTCTAACTTGGTCAAAGCTCGGATAGCTTGCTCAAACAATTACAAACTTCAAAAAGCCTACGGATAATTTCTGTGGGCTTTTTTGTTTTCTTTATGGTCTGGCAACCTATCCCTGCTTATGCCGCACAAGCTTTAGCCCTAATCACTTGTCAAAACTCTCTCGGGGTAACTCAAGAGTTTGGAATTGGATGGAACAATGAAAACGACTACTTCTTGGATAAGGGAAACATTTCCCAGCACTTTTGCGAGGGTGGCTTTGCTGGTGAGTTCACCACTTTTGTTAGCGTGGTATCTTTTGACGGCAGTGAGCTGGATTCTGCTTTGCTTTACCATCCTGGTTATGTTCCTGATCCCGAGCCTAGCCCTGTACCATCTGCTGGGCCTAGTCCAGAAGTTACTCAGGAGCCGGAAGTGATTGACCCAAGCCCTGAGCCAACCATTGAACCTAGCGCAGAGCCAACCCCTGAGCCTACGATTGAACCCAGCCCTGAACCTACTGTTGAACCTCAGCCTGAACCTGCCCCTGCTCCATCAGTTGAACCCACGCCAGAGCCAGAACCTACTGTAATCAGCCCTGTAAGCCCCGTAGAGCCGATTGAGCCTGAAATAAGCCCATCACCTACCCCTACACCTGATAACACGCCTACGCCCGTTATAGAGCCTGAAGCCGAGCAAACTTTGATAGAAAACATAGCAGCCTTACCTCAACTAGCGTTAGAACAGCTTGCTAAACTTGTAGAGAACCTACGCTCAATCGGCTCTGATTTAAGTCCAGAGGTGCGAGAGCAGTCGCAACAAGTAATCGTTGCCTCTGTGATTGTTACCCAAGTGGCATTGGCAGGTAGGAAGTTTTGAAGTTTCTAAAGGATCAGCTCGACCAGTCTTGGACCATTTTGGGCTTAGGTATCGCTTGGGTAGTGCTTGAAGGCACAGCCAAAGACTTTGTAGGTTGGGCAATAATCGTGACAATACTCATCTGGGCAGCAACTTACCCTTTACGAAAGGACTAACTCATGTGGTTAGACATTATTAGACGAACCTTTGCAGTCATCATCTTGAAGGTCACCGGTATCTTTGTCGGTGGAGCTGTCATCGGTCTTGAGGTTATCCAGGCTGTGGCTATGGCTGCCTTTGCTGGTGTGATTGATGTGGCTCAAGAGCTATCTCGGTCTTACCTTGCAGACGGCAAGATTGACCCAGACGAGCTAAACAAGAGCTTTGGCAAGATTGCCGATAAGGGTCCTAGCTCTAAGTAGTCCTAAGCTTTACTCGTTCCTCATAGGTAGTGCCACCCCAGATGCCATGCATCCCTGCTGATAAGGCATAGTCAAAGCACCTTAGCCTGACTGGGCAATCGTTACAGACCTCTTTGGCTACCTTGACCATTGATTTGCGAATCTCTAGGTCATGCTCATCCTCTGGGAAAAAGACCTCTGGGACTGAGGCACATTGGACTCCATCATTGTTTCTTATTGCTTCTTGCAACTCAATATATTTGCGTTCAATCTGGCGTAATGTCATAGGGTAACCCTAGAGTAAATACATACGCAATAGCAAAGCCACGCCGAGAGAGTTAGCGTGGCCTTGCGACAAGGAAAAGAGAGGGAAACCTTGCCAGTAAATAAATTATCACCAGAAACCAACGAGTTATTTGATGCAGTCCTACTTGGCGACTTTGCCAACGGCAGTCAAGAGTGGCACGATCTAAGAAACGAACCAGGTGTGGTTGGTGGCTCTGACATTGGAGCAATTGCCGGACTCAGTTCTTGGGAGTCATGCATAACTAAGTGGGCAAAAAAGACAGGTCAGATACCTGATGAAGTCACACCGAATATGAGCATGAAGCTCGGCACAATTCTTGAGTCACCTATCTTGAATTTGTTTGCCGCTGAAAATCCTGAATTAGAAATCTACGAAACAGGAACATGGGCAAACAAAGAAAACCCTTGGGCTAGGTCTAACCCTGATGGACTTTACAAAGATGCTGACGGCAACTGGGGAATCATCGAGGTCAAGTTCTCACGCGACTATTGGAGTGGTGTGCCACAGGCTTACCGCGCTCAAGTGCTTTGGTACATGAAAGTCTTTGGAATCAAGCAAGCTAAGTTAGTTGCGCTCGCAGGTTCTAGCTACATGGAGTTTGACATCGAGTGGGATGAGTTCGAGGCGCAGACACTTTGGGATGCTGCTGTCAGATTCAGACAGGCTTGCCTAGATATGAAAATGCCTTACTGGGATGGAAGCAACTCAACCCTAGAAACAATCAGGGCGTTATCACCTGGCATTGTTGACACCGAGGTTGACCTTGATGACTTAGGTATGCACTACATAAACTCGGTTGACGAATTAGAGAAGGCTACTGTCAAAACAACAGAGCTAAAGGCTAGGGTTATACAAGCAATGGATGGAGCAAAGCGAGGTCTAGTCTTTGGTGAGCATCTGCTCAGCCTGAGATCAAGAGCTGGTGGCGCACCATACCTACACCACGAGAAAGGGAAATAGAAATGGCACAGAGCTACAAAGGACCACTAGATTACATTGATGTAGCAACACGCATAGTCGAGTTTAGGGAGAAGTTTCCTCAAGGCTCACTTCAGCAAGTCAGCTATGAGTTTGTGAATGTAAACGGCAAGGATTGGATTATCTACACTGCTGCCGCTTATCGCTCACCGGATGATGCGCGACCAGGAATCGGTACAGCTTGGGAGCCAATCCCAGGACCTACAAACTTTACTAGAGATAGCGAAGTTCAGAACGCAGAAACAGCGGCTTGGGGTCGCGCAATGGTGGCAGCTCTGGCTGTTGATACAAAACAGGGCATTGCTAGTTCTCAGGAAGTTCGCAACAGACAAGTCAAAAGTTCGGCAACCGCTAAGGATTGGCTTGCTATGACTGAGGCATTAGGGAATGACATCGAGGGTTTACGATTGTTATACAGCCAAGCTAAAACAGGTGGCGCAACCGATGACACACTCGACAAGATCAAGGCAATCGCTAATGGACTTACAGGCAAAGAGGATTCTTCTAGCCTCAATTCTTGAAACCCAAGAGTGCCTACAAGAGCAGTTTGATGTGGGCGACTTCGATTCAATAAGTGTCATTTGGAAGTTACAAAGAGAGAAAGCTGAGAGGCTAAAAAATGGAGATTATTACACCAGGCCACATAGTCGAGGAATTACAAAGGCTGACCAAGGAGATGGACAAGGGAGCTAGCGCTCTCTACGATGCCGAGTGCAAGCTGGCAGATGCTGAGTCAGCTTATGACAGGGCAATCTCGCTATCCTTTATCAACAACTCTGGGACAGTAGCAGACCGGCAAGCTGTGGCTAAATTGCAAGCAGTAGAGGAAAAGCTAAAGGCTGACCTTGCTAGGGCTGAATACAACAGGATAAAGACCAAGATGAAAACCCTGTCAGACCAAGCAACCATGATGGCTGTAATGAGCAAGAATGTCGAACTCCAATGGCGACACGCCTAGCTGGTAGCCTTATCGGGTGATAGCCGAATCCTGCTCTTGTGGGGCCAAAATTAGGACTGATGATGCTCAGGCAATCAAGCTTGTCCGAGAGTGGCGGCGTAGGCATACCTGTTTGACCGACAACACCGACAACACCGACATTATTGAAGCTGTCAATGGTGGTATGTCAGAAACCACAATCGCTTTAGGCTTCCAACCTGGTGAGATGCCAGCCAAGATTTACGATCCGTTCGATGACTAAGAAACAGTTCCAAAAATACCTAGAGCGCGACCTTGGCTGTTGGCATTGTGGCACTCAAGGCGATGACCTGATACCTCACCATCGACTCAACCGAGGCATGGGAAGTAAGAATCACCTAGCTAGTCAGTCGAGCAACATCATCCCACTGTGTGCCGAGGCTAACGGCTTGCTAGAGTCAAACGCTGGCTTTGCTGAGCTAGGTCGTAAGCTGGGCTGGAAGCTAAGGAATCATGAAACGCCGACTGAAGTGCCTATCTTTGGGCATGGTGGCTGGTGGCTACTGAATGACGACTTTACAAAAGACTTGCTGGAATCCGACCCTGAGATGTATTAGGTGATACAGTCCAAGCAAGGGGCTGGATTAGACTCGACTATCAGTAAAGCCGATGAGGAATCTGACTAGGACTCGGGTGCAACTCCCGACAGCTCCACGCCAGGATACATTTCAGGTGCTAGTGTAAAGACATAACTGAATAAGAAAGCCCCCTAGGGTCAAACCCTAGAGGGCAGACACCAACAATCATCCTGTTGGCATCAAGATAATCTTAGTGCCAACCTTTATAGAAGGAAGGCACATTTTGCTTAACTGGGACAATCTAACGCTGGCAGAGATTCTGCCGCACTACGCAAACAACATATTCATGGCTGAGATGGACTACAAGGCTATGGGCCTTGATGCCGGACAATGGGCAATGCTAGTCAAGGATGCCTTTGAGTCGAGGGTAGTCAACGCAACTGTATTGATGGTCATGCTCGACAGAGCAAGTGTCGCCTAATGCCACTAATTAGAGGTCACCACACCTTTGACGATCACTTCACCCAGATACCTAACAACTGGGTAAGAGATTCAAACCTGTCATTGAAAGCCATTGGGCTACTAACGCAACTAATGAGCCACCGACCTGGTTGGAACATGAGCATAAGTAGCTTGGCAAGGTTCAATAAGACCGGAGTACGCACAATCAAATCGGCAGTCCAAGAGCTTGAACTCTACGGCTACCTAGTTCGATCAGAGAAGCAGGAACATAATCCAGACGGCACTTTTGCCGATTATGTTTGGACTACTGCTGACCCGTTGCAAAATGGCGTTACGGCAAAAAGCGTTGACGCTAAAGTACACACAAAGAACACTATTACTAAAGAAGAACAACCTATTAAGAATAAACAAGAGAATATATCAACAGATACCTTTGATAAATTCTGGGAGTTCTACCCTAAAAAGAAAGCTAGGGCTGATGCTGAAAAGGCATGGAACAGAGCAATCAAACGCAAACCAGCTAGTGAGATTATTGAGCTAGCAAAGGCTTACTCCCAAGGTAAGCTACCGGCAGAGGAATACATACCCAACGGATCTACCTGGCTAAACAACAATCGGTGGGAAGATGTAAATGCGACAATTGAGAAGCCAAGAGAGTTCAAGACAGGGGTGTTTTACAATTGAGTAACTTTGAGGAACTTGTAATCGGGTCAATCCTGCTTACTAACGGCAAGGCAATTGACGAACTAACCCTGACACCGGATGACTTTGACAATCTAGCAAACGGCAAAATCTACGCAACAATGCTGGAGATGAGAGCAGCTAGAGAGCCGATTGATACCTTCACAGTTGGAACTAAGTTGCCGCGCTACGCAGCTGACCTGCATGACATGGTTACAGCAACACCAACAGCCGCTTCGGTAATTTACTACGCAACCCAAGTCATAGACCTAGCAACTCGTAAAAGGGTCCAGCAAGCTGGAAACTTACTTAGTATCAAGTCCCAAGGCGATGACATCAATCAGGTAATCGAGCTTGCCAGAATTGAGCTAGATCAGCTAACCGAAAAGAACCAAGCCACTAAGCCGAGCTATGTTGATGACGAATTGCTGTCATACATGGATGAGCTCGATAAGCCAAAGCATTACGCTAAGTCACCTTGGCCCAATCTCAACGAAATAATCATGGGCTTCAAGCCAGGTGCTTTATACATAATCGGTGCAAGACCTGGCATCGGTAAGACCATTGTTGGTTTGCAGATTGCATGGGAGCTATCGAAGTCTGGAGCTGTTTCATTCCACAGCCTAGAGATGAGCCGCACCGAGCTCTATAACAGAATTATCAGCATGGAAGCTGAGGTTTACATTGGCAACATCAACCAAGGTTCTCTCAGAGATGAGCACTGGATCAAAATTCAAAAGACAAGGCAAAGCTGGTCAAACCACCGACTAGCAATCTTTGACAAGTCAGGGCAAACCCTTCAGCAGATACGAGCCTCAGCGACAAGCATCAAAAAAGAAGGGCAACTCCAAGCCATAGTTGTTGACTATTTAGGTTTGATTCAAGACACAATTGCTGGTCGCAAGCGTTACGAGATGATTACAGACATAAGCATCGGGCTAAAGAACTTGGCTAGAGATCTAAATGTGCCGGTCATCGCACTAGCTCAGCTCAATCGAGGCCCAGAGCAACGCAGGGATTCTGAACCTGACCTAGCTGACCTAAGAGATTCAGGTGGAATTGAGCAGGATGCCGATGTCGTTATCTTGCTACACAGAGTCAAAACTGCTTGGGATGACCCTGAACTTGAATGGCAAAAGTCAGGAATGATTATGAAGGTTGCCAAGAACCGGCATGGCAAGATTGGCAACGCAAAGCTAATCTTTGAGGGTGAGCTTTCAAGAGTCGTCCAACCGCCCAAAAACGATAAAGACTAAGATTATGGCGTGGATGACAATGTGGCCTTATGCTGCCGATGTGGAGCAACCTGGAAGGTCAATACGCATAAACGCAAGCGTAAAGACCTCAAGTGCCAATCCTGTCGGATGCACCGAGCCTTGGTCATCAAGTATGGATCCGAGAAGTGCATCCCTTGGCAGGGCGATTTTGACAAGGCTACTCTCACCATCCCAATCTTTGACGG